TTCCATGTTCCTCTCCATTGATTCTTAACTTCAACTTCAAACAGTTCTTCCTTGTTATCTTTCGTTGCTATTAAATCAAACAAATAATTTTCTGTTGTAACTTGTGTATCATATCCTTCAGACTGTAAATAATTTACTAAGGATTTCTTAGACCTTGAATCATTCAGTTCATACGATGCCTTTTGAAACTTCCTGTTGTTATGGCGTTTGTTCATCATAGATTCTCCTCTATGGATCAGTGGGTTTCTGCCCAGGTTTTTCCTATCTTATAATTAGATTGCATTGGACACTTTAGATTTAATATTTTTTCAGTCTCTTTCATGGTATGTTTTGTTATTTGACAAAACTCTTGTACATGATCCTTCCTTACTTCAAATTGATATTCATCATGGATTGAAGCTACCAACTTAACATCAAGATCATTAGTATATATCTTTTTCATCATAAACACAAGCCAAGTTTTACATATAATACTACCAGCCCCTTGAATCAAAGTATTCAAAGATTTATAAGAGGATCTAATAGTAAGTGGTCTTCCATCAAGCCCCTTTATCTTTCCTGATTTAGATGCTTCTTCAACAGAGGATTTTAAATCAGTAAAAGTAGGTAGACTTCTCATAAATTTCTTGATTAGTTTATCACCTTCAATCTTAGTCCCACCAACTATAGACCCTATCTTGGCTGGTCCTGCACCGTACATCATAGCATAGATAAAAGTTTTTGCTTGGTCACGGGTTTCTAAACCTGCCATTTGTTGATTGGCAGAATGTATATCACCATTAAGAATCTCCCTTGTAAACTCTACATCATCCATGTAATGTGCAAGACATCTGATCTCTAATTGAGATGCGTCAGTTCCTACCAACACATAGTATGTAGGGTCTTCAACTGTCCAGCACTCCCTACACTCCTTACCATAAGGTGAATAGGATGCCGGTACTTGAGCCATGTTAGGTGAGTGGTGTGCCATCCTTCCTGTAATAGTTCTCAAAGTCATAACCTTTCCATGAACCCTGCCATTTTTATCAGCTAATTCACGCCATGAATTTATCTGAACTATTCTCTTTTGTAAGAGTAAATATTTTGAAATAAGTTTAGCTTCAGGTAAATCAATTTTATTTAGGACACCCTCATCTACAATTACATTTCCTTTGTCTGTTCTTTTATTTGGTTTCCATCCCAGTACCTGTAATCTTTGAGCTATCTGCTTGCGTGATGCAGGATTAAAAACCTCAACCCTATCCTGTAAACTCTTCCCTGTTTTTTCAGATATTCTCTTGTGTGTAATAGGAGGAAAGGTTTGTTGCAATTCTTTTTCTAAGATTGAACAGTCATCAATAAACCCAGACACAAGAAGGCTTGCCTTTTTTTCATCAAGCATAAAGCCATTAGTTTCTTGTTGATCTATGATTGCTCGTACCTCATGCTCAAGATTGATTGCCTGTTGAGGACAGGTGTGTAACTTTTTGTTAATATATTTATTAAGTTTATGAGTTATCTCCACATCTTGTTTACAATACTCAAGCATCTCTGAACTGTACGCTGTAAAATCTTCATACTTTTTCTTAGGACTGTTAAACCTTTCACCCCAAGCTGCAAGAGAATGACCTCCTTCAATATCTGGATAGAATAACTGAGAGAGTAATAAGGTATCGATGACTTTCGTTGGGATGATTGTTGTAATATTAAGGCTGTTAAGTATCCTAGCATCAAAACTTACTCCATTATGCATTATAAAATTATCAATATTTTTAGAGAACTCCGGGAACTTATTATAACACTCGTCCTCCTTGAATGTATAAACTTCATTTGTCTCTATATCTTTTGCTACTATGCAATGGACGGACTTGACATCTTCAATCAGTCCATCTGTTTCTATATCTACTATGCATTTCATTTAGATTACTCCTCAATCTGAAATGGAGTAGCCTCTTCCCCCTCCTCAACATCAAAAGGATTGGACACTTCTGACATCCTACCTGTGTCTTTGTTGTAATATAGGTATGTAGAAATACCTGTATCACCTGTGTACCTGTTCTTTAAAACACGTATGGTAGTTGTGTTGGCAAGTCTTTCATCCTCTTCTTGTTGATTACGTTCCAGAGCTACGACTGCATCTGATAGATGGGCAATACTTTGTGACCCTCTAAGGTGTGACAAAGATACCTCTCTTCCTTCCTCATGTCCACGATCTGAGGAGGTTCTGCGTAGGTGAGACACCAACAACAATCCAATTTGTGTTTCCTCTACTAATGAACGCAGTTTTGTCATTAAGATATCAATATTCCTACGTTCATCTCCTACATCTTCCTGTCCTGAAACAAGGATGGATAGATGGTCAAGGAATATCCACTTACAATCGAGAGCCTTTGCCATGAACCTAATACGATTCATAATTTCATCATTAGATATGGAACCAAAATGATCAAAGGCTTCAAACCTTCCAGTACCAATAGTCTTTTCTTCCCATCCCTTTAGTTGTTCCCTTGAAAAAGTATCTCTTATTTCTTTTATATATATTCTTGCATCTGCTTCAACTGACATTATATTAAATGCCGTGTTACGAATTGATTCCTCCAAGGCTAACACACCTATCTTGTCAGTGGTATGGTTAAGAATAAAATGCATTAGCTCACGCAGGATACTTGACTTACCCATTCCTGCACCTGATGTGAAGGTAACAAGCTCACCTGTCCTCATACCGTACAGCTTCTCATTCATACCTACCCAAGGATAGGCCACTGTTTCACAGAAGTCATCCTTGTATAAATCTTCTCCTAAATCTTTTAGGTTCTTAATACCTGCTGGTGTGTACGGTATAGCGTTCCACCACTTGTTAACAAAAGCCTGGGACTGTCCTGCCACAAGGTATTCATTGGCATCCTTATAATCAAGCTCTACAATTTTACATTTATGAGGTTCAAATAATGTTGCTACCTTATCCGATGCTTTCTTTCCTTGAGCATCATTATCAAAACACAGGATTACATTATCAAATGTATTAAGATATTCAAGACTGTTTTGACAGTCCTTGTGTGCGCTTGCTGCACCGTGCTTGACTGAAACTACAGGCCACTTTGACCCATGCATTTGGAAAATTGATAACGCATCTATCTCTCCTTCAGTTACAGTAATGTACTTACCCTTAGGAGTAAACAAGTGCTGACCAAATAAGGTAGCATTCTTGGTGTCACCTTCTACCATAAATTTCTTAGTTGAAACTTCTCGTATCTTATTTCCTATGTGATTTTTATCCTGATCAAAGTAAGGATAAATATGTTTGTTTGTTGTTTGGTTTACCTTAACACTAAACTTTTTACAAGTTTCTTTCGTAATTGCTCTTCCCTTTAGCGCTATATATTCTCCATCTGAGAATACATTATTAATTACACCTTGAATAGGCGCTCTTTGAACTGTGTTTGATTTCATGGTTCCTCCTGTAAGAAAGTATGGTATGAATGTTTCACATTTATGACAGTACTGATTGCCGTCTTCGTACAAGGCGTTGGCATCACTTGAACCACAAGTCTCACATGGCAAGTGTTTAATAAAGTCTGCCGTCATTTCCTTCTTGTCCTTTCAATTGAATATATTTCAGGAAGAACATTAACAGTATACATTAAACCACGCCTATTGTCAATCTCTCTCTGGGCTTGTAGTTTTGTACTGAAAGATTTAATTATGGTTCTTTTATTTTTAAACTTACATACAAGTTTCAACGTCATTTGTCAGACCTTTTATTAAAAGGCTTATCCTTTAGTAGGATAAGATCACGATCCATTAAAACTTCTTGTGTGTCTTGAGTAGCAAACTTCCTTGCTTGTTTGGTAGTGTATCCTTCTTGTTGATATCGAGCTAACAATTCCTTATATATTTTTTCAGGATCTTTATGTTTGGTTCTCATTATCATTCCTCTTCGACAGGATCAAATTAAATTCTTGATTTATCTGAAGACATTTCGCCCAGCCTATGTTGTAACCCCAAGGAATATCTAAAGAAGTAATTCCAAGAATTTTACAAACTTCTTTTTCAGGTAGTTCTCCATCATGTTCTTTGAGTACAGTTTTAATTGAATCTACAAGTGAATTTTTAAATAAATCTTTTTTGACAACCATTA